GAATGAACCTTAGGAAGGTCCATTTTTGTTACAAAATATTTGGTGATATCAGGATATTGGGGGCAGATCTTTGGAAGCTCGAGTAACATAATGTCCTCATTTTCTCCCAATGTGTTCCTTCTTTCGTGCACCTTGGCATCCGCCAATTTGAACTTGAAGAATTCCCTTCCATCCAAAAACCGCATAGTGACATATTCGGCATTACATGCATTCATCCAATGTTTATAGGTTAAAAAACAATTTCCCTTTATAAAAACACCTTTACAAATTTCAGATCCGGATGTTGTGGTCATAATTGCTTGGTTATTCCACAACTTCTTTGAGATTATATCCCAAGCATTTCCGTCGACAAGACCCTCAGGAGCAACTTGAGCATCAGCATATACTTGACGCATCGCGTCAAAGTACGCCTCAGCCTTCCGTTTCCTTCGGGTTCCATCTCAACTTTCATGCGTTGGGCTCGCGGGTCCTTCATGTTAAAACTCTCTATTTTTACCCTTTGCGCTCGCGCGTCTTTAAGGTTGAATGACTCAACCCCGACCCTTTATTATTTAGGGTCTTTCAAATTAAATGATTCCGGTTAAATCCCAAGGTAGTTGGCTTGCACCTCCTGCCTTGAAACTTTACCCTCATCAAAAGCCTTCTGCCATTCTCGGGCAAAGTTCTTCTCAAACACTTTCACAGTGTCATCATCGAAAGAACTTGCTGCAAAAATGGGGGTATCATTGAGTTTGCCATGTAGACATGCATGGAAAAATCCCGGTCCCACTATCTCATCAAATTTCTTTGATGCCATTCGGAATTGGGCAACTGTGAACCTATGAGGCTCAGTTGCCATTTTCAGAATGGAATAATATTGGAACCGAGAAATAAATCCAGCCCTAGTGAACCAGAGCTTTGCATATGCGTCAATTGCACTTTCTGCTGTAAACAACACATCATTCGCACACAACGGACATTGTTTACCAATGTCATATTTTTTAAATCCTGCAGCCACCGCCAAAGAAGAAAGCATACCTTCTGGCGACATAGAAGCTTTAGGAACAAACAAACCGATTATCTTATTATAAAACACACGCACACACATATACAATAGAGAAATGAATGTTCTCATAAGAACCATCGATGCGGCTCCCGTGAGAATGAGATATACATAAGCTAAACTAGTATGAGTACCAAAAAATGAGATTATATCACAATGAATTTTCAAGTATCTCTCTCGCATTCGTTCCCAAAATGTTTCTCCATGTATTTCGTCAATGAGCTCAATCTCAGCCTTTCCAATGTAAATTGGCTTTTGATTCAACTCATCAACTTCATGTTGGAGTAACAATCCGGATTCAATAGCAGCATCAATTGCTCTACGGTAGCACACTTCTTGTTGTTGTGTGCACCCGATCCTTGAAC